ACCCTTTTGTGGACAGGAAGTACATTCCCGACCCGAGGACAAAGTCTTCGCCTACTGTTCTACCATATATACCAAACATGTGCAACATGCTGACAATGGATACAAAACATTTTTCAGTTTGTTGAACAAGGAACCCACCATTAGCAATGAACGTTACTCTCAATTCCTTTTAGAAATGATGAGACATCCTGCTCTGCCATACTGGCGTGGACTTCTATCACATGCACCACATTTGGATGATGACGTAGATATCCCCATAACACACACACTCGAAGAGTTGTTTGCTATGAGGGATTCATATCGCAAGTAGCCGAAAGGCTGCGTCGAGTTGTGTGGGGTGGCCAACTCGGTAAACTGTTAGTTTACAAATTAAATCACCCCCCCTGTACATATCCCTATACAAGATATTTAATACTACTTACAACGAATACCTTACAATTTTCACACCTTATTTAGCAATACCATGCCGAGGAGAAGAAGAAAAGGATTCGGAGGAGATGTTCTCAATATCGCTAAGGACGCTGCTATGTCCGTGTTTAAAGAACAAGCAGAAAAGAAAATCAGAAGTCTTACGAAAACAGGAAAGAAGAAACCCAAAGCCAAAACACCTCGTCCATCCAGACGTAGAAAAATGGCTAACAATTCCATTGGAGGGTCCCGCCCCTCTTCAACCAGAGCCCTCGCGGCCTCCTATGGGACGGTAATCAGAGGATCGAAGGATAACTCCGTCATCCGCCTGAACCGCAGAGAAGTTGTTACAGCAAGCTTTAACACTTCCGTTTCTTTCAATGCCACCTCAATTGGTGTGAATCCTGGTAATGCTCTTTTAGGTCGCTGGACTGCAAGTCTGGCCCATCTATATGAGCTTTTCGAATACAAACATATATCTTTTACGTACTACCCCGGTTCGTCAACTGATAATAAAGGATCTTGCTTTATGCAATTTGAACCTGACTATTCAGACGACGCTCCTACCACCCTAGAGCAGGTTTTAACACAGCCAAACTCTGTAGTTTTCCCTACATGGGGTGACGGTGGTCCCGTAACCTTAGTCGTACCTCACGCACTCCTCACACCCATCAACACTAACGCAAAATGGGCCC